ATGTGGCGACCACCGCATATCCGGTCAGGTGCGACATCTTACCTGTCATCATTTTGTCGTGACATTCTGCCATGAAACTACGCACACGCATCACAATTTGAAGAAGTGCTTGCATCACCATCCCCTAAAACGGGATGTCGTCGTCAAACGGTGCCCCGTCATCTGGCGCAGGATCGTCCTTCTTCGGCGCAGCTTTTTTCTTAACTGTCGGCTTTTGCGCCTTCTTCATTGCTGCCTGCACTTCAAAACACGGTGGTCGTGGATCACGCCCCGGTTCGTCGCATCCTGCGATGTCCCACTGAATGTAAACTGGCAATGCCTCTAACACATCACAGGCGTGCTTGCTGGCTTCGTTCGATTGCCCAGAATATTCAAGGCAGTAGTCCTCAAGATCGAAAACCGTCTGTTCGTTGACCGTTTCAACCTTTTTCGAGCCGCCGTCTGCGGCAAACACGTTCAGCACTTTCGCTCTGTTATTGCTATTGAGGCCAACGTCAATTTTGCAGTTTGTGCCCAAGATCTGCGTCAGGTCGAAAGATTTCAGTTCTTCCTCGGTGAACGCCCGGTTGCGCCATGATTGCAAATGCCGCCGCAGCTTTCCCGACTCGTGCAGCGTCAGGTTGTATTTAAGGCTTATCGACATGGGTCGGCCATCCGCCATCGGCAAATCTGGCAGTTCCCAAAAGATGTACACGAAGTGGCGTTTCTTTTCGGTGCCTTGGAACTCGTCCATTGACGTGCCAGCGTCAACGAGCTGGTAGCACACGGCATTATGCGTGCCGGTAGGAACTTGTTCATACTCGCCCCCTGAATCTTCTGAAGCTAAAATTGCCATCCCTTTTCCTTGTGTAGTTGTATAATTCAATACTATTATGCACTTCTTTGGAAAAGCGATGCAAGGGAAAAATAGATGTCATTAAAAATACCGGGCGGGAGCGGCAAAGATTTTAGCAGGCCGCTGAGCGGAGATCTCCGCGCTGAGTTTGAGGCGTTCCTGATCGACAACGGCATGACGCCTGACCCGAAGAAAGATCTGGTGGTCGGTGGCGATGTGGGCAGGGCGTTCATGGATGTCGCTGGCAAGCAGAAACTCGTCGGTTGGTATCAGGTGTGGCTCGATCAAGAGGTGCCCTTCGGTCGGTGCGGTGATCGCACAATTAGTAACGATGAACCGATAGCCAAGTGGAAGCCTGAGAACGCGGCCAAGTACAAGCCGACACCTGAGCAGGAGGAGGAAAGACGACTCAACCGTGAGCGAGCGGCGCAAAAGAAGGAAGAAGAGCAGGCGCAGGCCGCGAAGCGAGCCAAGGAGTTGTGGGAAACGTTGCCAGAGGCGTCCAACGACAACCCCTACCTGACGCGAAAGGGCGTGGTGAGTTACGGCTTGCGCGAGCAGGGTAAGACTTTAGTGATTCCGCTGCTCGATGCACAGCTCGCTATCGTGGGGCTTCAGTTCATTAACGACGGCGCTGAAAGATCTAAGTTGTTTATGAAGGGCAGCAAAACATCCGGCGCCTTCTTCGTCATCGATCCGGGGCAGATGAGACTAGCGCATACGATCAATTACGTCGAGGGCTATGCAACGGGAGCCAGCTACTACGCGGACCTCGGGCAGCCGGTTGTGGTGTGCTTCAGCGCCAACAATCTCGCTGTCGTCGCAGACATCATCAGCGGTTATTTCCCGAAAGCTCAGCACGTTTTCATTGCGGATTTCGACGAAAGCGAGGCCGGTGAAAAAGCGGCAGTCAAGGCAGCGCAGGTTGTGCAACAGAAAGGGTCGCAGGCTGAGGTGCTGATGCCGCAAAGCGTGGGCGATTACAACGATCACGCCCTTGAGGGCGAGCTGATGCCCGAGTTGAGCAATGTCGAGGTGCCGTCCGAGCTGGCGTTGGTCAAGAGCGAGAAGAACCGGATCTTGAATGTCAAAGAGAACGTGAGGGCGGTGCTGGAGATGAATCAAATCGATTTGCGCTACAACGCGATCAAAAAGGATTTGGAGATACTGATTCCGCACCAAGATTTTGTCGCTGACCTAAAGAAAGATGCGGCGCTTGTTGAGGTGGAGAATCGGTGCCGCCATCGGGGCGTGCCAGCCACCAACGTCAGGGATTACCTGAAGCTGCTGGCTAGGGAATACAACCCCGTGAAGGAGTGGATGGAGAGCAAGCCGTGGGACGGCACCAACCGCCTGCAAGCATTTCTGGACACAATCAAGAGCAGCAACGAGCCGCTGAAAGAGATGCTGATGACCAAGTGGTTGGTGAGCTGCGTGGCAGCGGCGTGCGAACCGGACGGGGTCGCGTTAGAAGGCATCTTGGTGTTTCAGGGGGCGCAGGGGTTGGGCAAAACGTTGTGGTTCAAGCGGCTGGCTGACTACGACAAGGGGTGGTTGCTCGAAGGTGCGACGTTGAACCCGAGTGACAAGGACTCGGTGAAGCAGGCGGTGAGCCATTGGATCGTGGAGCTGGGGGAGATCGAAAGCACCTTTAAGAAGAGCGACATCGATCAGCTCAAGGCGTTTGTCACCAAGAAAAACGATGAGTTGAGGCTGCCTTACGACCGAGCGTTTACAGTTTATCAGCGGCGTACCGCTTTTTACGCGAGCGTCAACGCCCGTGAGTTCCTGACCGATACCAGCGGCAACCGTCGCTTTTGGGTCGTCCCGGTGACAGCCATCGACGCGGACCATGGGTTGGACATGCAACAGGTGTGGGCAGAGGTGAGGGAGACGCTGTATGCCAACACGAACTTCAATTGGTACCTGACGACGGAAGAACGAGAGATGCTGCAAGACTCAAACGAGTACTATCGGACGCAGTCCTCAGTCGAGGATTTGATCCTCGAACACGTCAATTTCGACAGTATTAAAACCAAGCCTGTGCAGATGACTAAGCTGCTGCGCGACCTCGGAATTAGCCAGCCTCGGATGCCCGACATCAAGGACGCGAGCAGGGTACTTGCTATCAACGGCAAGGAACCGCGAAAGAGTAATGGTAAGAAAGTGTACGACCTCGATTATACAAAAGTCGACATAAGTGTTGGCGATAAGTTTTCTGGGGGTTGGGATTGATTTTTTTGCAGGGCATAGAAAAAGGGTACCCTATTTTTGATTTTGCTAAGTCATTGATTGCTAGGTTTATTTAGGGATAGGGAGGGTAGGGTACCTTACTCAAGAAATAATATTATATATATATAGTATGGGGAGGACGCTGCGTAGAGTTTGGATGTTGGGAATAGTTACGGAAGTTTTTGGGAGCTGTACCCTGTGCTCTGGTACCCTGTTTCGAGGAGATGGAGATGGATAAATTCGAGTGGGACAAAAACAAAACCGACGATCAAAACTTTAGACGTTGGGCAATGATGAACGCTGACGAGCGTGAAGCGTTCGAGCTTGCTAGGCTTACGGAAGCGGAGGCTAGACGATTGTTCAACGAGCTGCGGAGGAGTGGATGGCTGACGACGTAAAAAGAAAACCGGGTCGGCCAAAGAAAGAGCGGAGGCAACTGGTCGAGACGCCGCAAACTTTCCTTGCGGATGACGAGGCTGGCATCACAGACATGCAGGCGGCTTTTGTTTGGCACTACACTGAAGGTGCGTGTGGACAGACAGAGGCGGCGAGAAGAGCAGGATTTTCTTTTCCGGCGAGCGCCGCGACGAAGATGTTGAACGGCAAGGACTTCCCGAAAGTAACGAGAGCCGTGCGGGTCAGGCAGGATGAATTGCGCGAGAAGTTTGCTATCACGCCACAAAAGACCGGGACGATGCTCTGGAGGATCGCAGAGACCTCTTTCGAAACGGGCGCCTACAATGCAGCGGTAAGCGCAGTGAAAGAGCTGAACCAGCTCGCTGGCTTGACGATCCACCGCAGCCAGAACCTGAACATCAACGCCGACCTCCAGAAGATGACGAAGGACGACATCAAGCACCGGCTTAACGAGCTGCTCGGCGTGGATAGCGAAATGAGCGATAAAGATCACTGACTCCGAGGGATCTAGGGACTAAATTTAGAGAAAACTATCTCCACAAAGAATCGGGGGAGCAAGTTTCCGCTCCCTAAGTCCCAATCTCCCAAAGCAACAGAATGTTAGTAACACTCACGTTAGTGATCGCTCACATAAGGTTGGACAGAAACGGCTAAAGCCTTCCTCGGTAACTTTCTGTCCTCGATCAACATCGTTTTGGCCCCGCCTCCCGCCCAGCCCCTCAAAACTTGGCGAAATTCGCCAATTTTTGGCAAAAAACGCTAAATTATTGATTTTTAACGGGAATTCCCGCGCATTTGACGCTGCGTCTGCACGCCGGTTTGGCTGCCACTGAGCAGGGGCGATACGCGGTGTGCCCGGTAACCTCGGAGCTACTGGTTTTTCTGCGTCAGAACGCACACAAGAGGCGCACAGGCGGTCGGTGTCACGACATAAGGAACCCTATGGGTCCAGAAAAAGCCAGTCAAATCGCGTTAGATTGCGACCCCCGCACCCCCCTATATAGCGAGCGCCGCGAGCACTATAGCTATAGCAAAGTTTTACGCATTCAGTCCCCAAAAATTCCCAACGCAAATCCCGATTGACCTCACCCGCCCCCTTGCGCCATCATGGTTTCCACAACCATACAGGCGCCAGCGATGTTTAGCCCATTTTCGCAATCTCCATCCCGTGCTCAGTTGGCACAACCGCAACCGTTGCAACCGCAGCAATTCCAATCATTCCAAGCGCGGCCTGCTCAGCCACCACAACAGCAATTCGGCAACATGATGCAACCGCAACAACCGATGGGCGGCTTTGGCGGAGGCATGTATGGCAACATGATGCAGCCCCAGCGCCCCATGGGC